AAAAAGAGTTTTTGAATCTGTTACACAGGGAGTACAAAATGGTATCTTAACTAGAAATGAAGCTAGAGAACAATTAGGTTATGCACCAATAGATGGTGCTGATAGTTTACTTGTACCTGCAAATTTGATGCCTTTAAATATAGCAACAGATGAAACTCAACCTGGTACAGATGAAGAAATTCCACAGGAAGAAAATACTGAAGAAGATACAATGGAGTTAGACCCAGATGCTCCAGTAGAGATTATTAAAGCTGAAGATGATTTAACTAATTTTCCCAAAAGAGGAGATAATAAAAAAGTTTCATTAAGAAATAGTAACTATCCAGAATTTGATTATAACTTTGCACTCAATGTAAAAAATGACAATCCTAAAGTTTGGAGAGCAGGTGGTAATATCAGAGGTAACGAAGCATTCATGCTTTGGGGTAGAGCAAGAGAGGGTGTTGAAACTGAAGGTGTATTAAGTTGGATTAGAGAAAGAGAAGCCTGGATTGCAAGACACTTTAGAGATGGCAGACAATTCAGAAGTGGTAAAGAACCAAATCTATCTAGTATAGCAGGAGTTGTTGCTCAAATGAAATGGGGTGCAATTGGTGTATTAGGTAAACAGGGAATGAAAGATGTCATGTTAGAAGTTATCAAAAAAGAAGAGGGTAGAAAAAACTATGATGACTTAATTGAGTTAGAAGCAAGTCAAGAATATGACGAAGAAAAAAGAATAACAGAATCTGTAAGAGAGGCTTTAAAAAATAAAGTTGAAGAACATAATGAAAAATATGGTGACAATCCAAAAAAGAAAGTCAATTTAAGAATGTTAAGTGCAGTATTTAATAGAGGAGTAGGTGCTTATAGAACTAATCCTGCATCTGTAAGACCAGGTGTAAGAAGTGAAGAACAATGGGCATATGCTAGAGTAAATGCTTTTTTATTTGCTGTAAGAAACAACAGATTTCAAGGTGGAAAATTTGATTTAGATTTACTTCCAGATGGTCATCCATTAGCAACATAAGGAGTATGCTATGGACAAAAAAATTGTATCAAGACTCTTTATAGAAAGAGATCATAATGATGATCATGAAATTGTAATTAGAATAGGACCATTTGAACAAGAAGATCAAGCACTTCATTCAGCAAGTTATATCTATGTTACACAAAATATAGATTTATCAGAAACAATCAGACCAATAGATGTAACGCTTCACTAATGATTTATAATAAACGACAATTAAAAATATTTAAGAATGTAAAAAACCGAGAATGGCATAGACAAAATCGGTTAAGAGAACCATTTATTAGACAATTTACATCTAGATTAAAAAATTACTTCAACAATTTAGGAAATGGATTAAGAGAAGATTTTCAATATGGTTCAACTGTATTAATACAAATAAGACAAAATAATGCTTTTAATTCATTGAAAGACATATTCAGAGTACAATATAGAGTTGTTGCTGATGCCTTTAAAAACTATTCATTGGATAGAATGCAGAACACAAAAGATTTTGAAACAGAATTTCAAACAGATTTAGATAAATACATTGAAGAAAATGTTGGAACTTTAGTAACAGGAATCAATGATAGTACTAGAAATAAAATCCAGAATGTGATAAATGATGGTTTTAGTAGCGGTCAATCAGTACAAAATACTGGAAATGCTTTAAGAAACTCAATTATTGGAATGGGTGCATACAGGGCAAATTTGATTGCTAGAACAGAAATACACAGAACTGCTAGTTTTGCTAACGAATTAGTAGCAGAAAATATGAATATTGCAGGCACTGTAAAAGAATGGGTAGCAGTCCAAGATGCTAGAACTAGGGTTACTCATACAATTGCAAGTGGTCAGCAAGTGGGTATAGAAGAAAAATTTGTAGTTGGTGGGTATAGGTTAAAATATCCAGGTGATCCAGGTGGACCACCAGAAGAAACAATAAATTGTCGTTGTGTTTCTATTTACACAACACCAGATTTCTTGTAGAGGTAGTATATGAAATTATTTATATTTTTTTTAATTGGTTTTGCAGGGGGATATTTCTTTAACAAATATACATCATTTAGTCAGACTCATAAGTTTGTTATGAATGTATTAGAAAATATTAAAAATAATTTTAAAATATAATGCCTTTAGTTAAACCAAAAGATAAAGAAAAAGAGGAAGATTTTATAGAAAGATGTATGGGTGACGAAACATCTGTTGATGATTACCCATCAAGAAATCAAAGGTTTGCTGTTTGTAACAGTTTATGGAACAGCAGAAATAAAAAGGAGGAAACAACAATGGAAGAGATTTCAAAAGGTTATCACGATACAGATAAAGAAAAAGAAAAAGATAAATCAGCACACGAAGAAGAAGCTAAAGCAAAAGATATGTTTGCAAGTGAAGATGAAGCTAGAGAAAGAGCTAAGGAAATTGGTTGTGTTGGAATCCATACTACTATGGACAATGGAAAAGAAGTTTTTATGCCTTGTGGTACTCATGAGTCATACATGGAAGCAGTTGCTAAAATGGGTCATGATGAAAATGAAGAAGCAGGTGGTCATAAACCAGATGAAGAAATGGGAATGCACGATAAGAAACCAAAAAAGAAAGAAGTTTGCGTTTGTCAAATGGATGGTAAATGTCAGTGCGATAGCGAAATTAAATCATTAATTTTTGAATCAGAAGTTAAAGCAGGTGAACAAGGAGTATTTAGTGGTTATGGTTCAATCTTCGGAAATGAAGATCAAGGAAATGATATAGTACAAAAAGGTGCTTTCACTAAATCATTACAAAATAGACCTGCAAGTAAAGTTAAAATGTTATTCCAACATAAAACAGATGAACCAATAGGTGTATTTGAAGAAATTTATGAAGATCAAAAAGGTTTATTTGTAAAAGGCAGATTAGCACTAGGCACACAAAAAGGTAGAGATGCGTATGAACTACTTAAAATGGGTGCTTTAGATGGTATGAGCATAGGTTTTAGAGCTGATCCACAAAAACAAGGATACAACGAAAATAAAAGAGGTGTAAGAACTCTTAAAGAAGTTGATCTTATGGAAATCAGTTTAGTTACCTTTCCAATGAATGAAAGTGCGTTAATCACTTCAGTAAAAGGTAATTCAAAAAGTATTCGTGAATGGGAAGAAATCTTGCGAGATGCAGGAGGTCTATCACGAACAGAGAGTAAGATAGGTGCGAAAGCAATATATAAATCTCTTAATCCAAATCAGCGAGAGGCTGAACAAAAACAAGAGTTAGTTTCTTTAATTACTAAAGTAGCTAACATAATCAAACACAAATAGGAGGAAACAATGGTAGAAAACGAAATAAAATCTGCTGTTGAGCAACTCGGTACTGCGTTTGAGGAGTTTAAAAAAACTCACCAAGAAGAACTAAAGCAAATCAAATCAAAAGGATCTGCTGATGTTGTTACTTCTGAAAAATTAGCTAGAATTGAAAAATCTCTAGATCAATTAGAAGAAGTTAATCAAAAGGTGACTAAAGCTAAACTTGCTCAAGATGCAAACGAAGAGAAGCTTAATAAAATAGAAACTATTGTATCAAGACCTGGATTTGATATTTCAGCAAAAGCTGACACTTCAATGGAGAAAAAGGTATTTGATAAATGGTTAAGACAAGGTAAAGAGTCTTTGGGTCCAGATGAACTTAAAGTTCTTACCGCATCAAACGACAATACTGCTGGTTACTTAGCACCACCAGAATATGTGCAAGAGTTAATCAAAGGTATTGTAGAAATCTCTCCAATTAGATCAATTGCAAGAGTTAGAAGTACAACTAATAGATCAGTACAAATTCCGAAAAGAACAAGTACATTTGCAGCAACTTTCGTTGCAGAGCAAGGAACTAGAAGTGAAACTACTGGCTACCAAGTTGGCATGGAAGAGATTCCAACTCACGAACTATATGCGTTAGTGGACATTTCAGAACAAGAATTAGAAGATTCAGTTTTCAATCTTGAACAAGAAATGACATCTGAGTTTACTGAACAGTTTGCAAAAGCTGAAGGTAACGCATTTGTAAGTGGTAACTCTGTAGGAAAACCAGAAGGAATAGTAACTAACTCATCAGTTGGTGTAACTGCGTCTGGAGTATCTGCATCTTTAAATGCAAACTCTTTAATCAGTCTATATCATGCTGTTAAGCCAGACTATTCAAGAAATGGAACTTTCGTAATGAACAGAACAACTTTAGCGGCAGTAAGAAAGCTACAAGATGGCTCTGGTCAGTATGTGTTTCAAGCTGGTTTCTCTCTACAAGTAGGTGTTCCAAACACAATTTTAGGTGCTCCATATGTTGAAGCTACTGATGTAGCTGATGTGGGTGCTTCTACTAAGCCAATTTACTTTGGTGACTTTAGAAGAGGTTACTTAATTGTGGACAGAGTATCTATGTCAGTAATGAGAGATCCATTTACTCAAGCAACAAGTGGAAATGTTCGTTATATTGCTAGAAGAAGAATCGGTGGACAGGTAATTTTACCAGAAGCTATTCAAATCTTGCAGTGTGGCGCGTAATAATAGTAGGAGGATATAACAATGAGAGATCTAAAAAATAATATCGGAGTTGTTCAGTCTTTAGTACCTGCTGTTAGAACAGCTGATGCTAATGGTGATGCTGTAGATTTACAAGGTTTTGAATCTGCAACTGTTGTCATTGATATGGGAGCAGAGGGAATCACTTTATCAGGAACAGACAAGATAGAGATAGAACTAGAACATTCTGACGATAATTCAACTTGGACAAATGTAACGTCTGCTAATGATGTCATTGGTGCTACACCAGACTCAGAAGGCAAGATTGCTACTTTTGATGCTAATGCAGAAATTCCTGCAATTTCAGCAGTTGGATATATCGGAGGAAAAAGATACATTAGAGCAGTTGCAAACTTTAGTGGTACTCATGGTACTGGTACGCCTTTTGGTGTTTCAGTTATCAAAGGTCACTACAGACACAACCCTGTAGCGTAATCTTATAAGTAATTTGGGTGGGCGAGAAATCGCCCATCCTTTTATAAAAGGAGGAATTAAAAATGATTATTAAAATGAAAACAACTTTAGTTGGTGCAACTGGAAATGGCGAAGCATCAATGGAATATAAAGTAGGTGAAAATTACGAAATGAAAACTGATTTAGAAATGAACATGGCATCAGTTTGGTTAAATGATGGTAAAGCTGAACAACCAAAAGCTGAAAAACAAACTAAAGCAGAAGAAGAAGCACCTCAAAAGAAAACAAAAAGAAGTTTTTTTGGAAGAAAAAAAAAGTAGAGTGAATGAATGTCTGGTATCAAAGTAGAAACAGCCTGGACTACAAAAGCAGTATCTGTTGCTGATCTTAAAACACATTTAAGAATAGACAGTGGATTTACTGATGATGATACCTATTTAGGAACTTTAATAGATTCTGCACAAAATTTAGTAGAAACTTATACTAACAGAGCAATCACTACTCAAACATTAAGTTTATATTTAGATAGACTTCCATTTTATAGTGATTTAAAACTTCAAGAGGGAATTTTTACAGCACCAGATTTAGAATATAATTCAAATTATATTGTATTGCCTAAACCACCAGTAGCAAGTGTTACAGCAGTTTATTATTATGATGATAGCGATACACAAAATACATTTTCAACAGCAAAATATTATGTTGATACAATTAGTGATCAAGCAAGAATTGTATTAAGAACAGGTGAATCATGGCCAACAGTTACAGAAACAAGAAATGCTAATGCATACCAGGTATTGTATGTTACAGGATATGGAGGGGCAAATGATGTACCACCACCAATTGTTCATGCAATTAAATTACTAGCAGGTCATTTATATGAAAATAGAGAAGCTGTAACTAGCTTGTCAGTAAACTCAATTCCTTATACAATAGGAGCATTATTACAACCATACAAAGTACAAAGATTAAACAGTATTTTAGGAGGATAAAATGGGAAGTGTTTCACCAGTTGGTAAATTAAGAAACAA